GTTGCCTGCTATTGTTCTTCGTTTGTTGCGTGCTGCCGACAGAGAGGTTTATGGTGGCATAGGTGATGAAGTTATTGCTCGCCCTGAATACCTTGAAAAGCGAACTGACCTTTTTGCCCAGCGTATGGGACGCAAAGCAGAGAATCCCCGACGAGGGCCAAAGAAATACTATGGTGTTAAGGACGTATGAAAATCACCAAAGCTCAACTCCGTGAGATGGTGAAGCAACAACTTGACGAACGTTGCCAAAAGGGCTATAAGACCCACCCAACTCGTAAAACAAAAAAGATGTTTGGCAGAACATATAGAAACTGTGTCAAGGCAGAATCTGAAGATCGTGATGCCGAAAGCGAAACTCTGGAAGAACGTGCCGCCATCCCTATGGATGAGATTTTGCGGGCGGAAGATATCATAAGAAAACATCTTGAAGAAATGTTTGACGAGATAGGTAGAGACGATCTGACAAAAAACTTCTCAACAGAGATACTTGTGGAACCAATCGTACAAAAATATGTTAATAGCCGCCGTGCTAATACAAAGCCACGTTTTGATAAACTTACGGGTCGTATGCTCCGTAGGTCCATAAAACCCTAAACACCCTAAACATCATCTGATACAATAAGACACACTGACAGAAGGAGTGCGCCTATGGTGCGGATAGCACATTTCGGGGATACCCACATCAAAAATCTGAAATATCACTATGAATACCGTAAAGCATTTGAGGAAATTTATAATACCCTGCGAGAGCAGAATGTAGACTATATCGTCCACACGGGCGATTTGGCTCACACAAAAACACAACTCTCACCAGAGTATTTTGAACTAGCCACAGACTTCTTAAAGAATCTGGCCGACATCGCCGAGACTCACATCATCCTCGGCAACCACGACGGCAACCTACGGAACGCTGCTCGCCAAGATGCCATCACTCCGATTGTGGAAGCACTCAACCACCCAAGCCTGATCCTACACAAGTATTCAGGCGAGGTTCAGTTGGAAGACGACCTGACCCTAAATGTTTTGTCAATCTTTGACGAGACCAATTGGGAAGACCCGTCGGACCCTGATGCAATCAACATCGCTCTTTATCACGGAGCAATTAATAATAGTCAAACAGACCTCGGTTGGGTGATGGACCACGGCGATCATGACATCTCAGTGTTTGACAAGTTTGACTACGCTATGTTGGGTGACATCCACAAGACCAATCAGGTTCTCAACGAGAGCGGGACCATCCGCTATTGTGGTTCTACCATCCAGCAAAACCACGGCGAGACAAACGATAAAGGCTTTTTGATTTGGGACATCCACAGCAAGACTGACTACGATGTCAAGCACCACCTCGTCAAAAATGTCAAACCGTTTATGACGATTGAGATGACAGCGAAGGGCAACATCCCACGCAAACTGGATATCCCAGAGGGTGCCCGACTGCGTGTGGTGACACACCACAAAGTCTCGCTAGACAAAATCCGCCGTGTGATGGATATTGTGAAGAGCCGCTTTAAGCCGGAGAGCCTGTCGTTTGTCAACAAGGCCGGTCTCAAGCGGGACAGCGTAAATGTTGATGACCTTGGCAACACAGAAAACCTGCGGGACCAAGCAGTCCAAGAGCGACTTATTCGGGAATACCTAAAAGAATATGAACCTGACACCGCAACACTAGAAAAAGTTTTTCAACTCAACTCCAAGTATGACAGTTTTGTTAACGGCGATGAGGCTGGACTACGAAATGTTGAGTGGTCCCTGAAGAGTATGGAGTTTGATAACCTCTTCAATTACGGTGAAGGCAACGCAATCAACTTCGAGAAACTCAACGGCGTTGTTGGCATCTTTGGTAAAAACTATTCAGGCAAGAGTTCTGTTGTTGACAGTATGCTCTACACGGTATATAACTCAATCAGCAAGAACAACCGCAAGAACCTAAACATAATCAACCAGAACAAGCCATCTGGCTGCGGACGAGTTGAGATTGATGTTGCGGGCAAAACCTACATCATTGAGCGGAAGTCCGAGAAGTACACTCGTAAACTTCATGGAGAAGAAACCGAAGAGGCCAAGACCGATGTAGAGTTCACGGTGGTGGACCCAGCCACTGATGAAGAAACTAGCCTCAACTCGCTGGACCGCAACGGCACAGATAAAGCCATCCGCAAAATCTTTGGTAGCATTGACGACTTCCTTTTGACCAGTATGTCCAGTCAGATGGGTGCGATGACTTTCATCAACGAGGGCTCAACCAAGCGTAAGGAAATCCTAGCCAAGTTCTTGGACCTTGACCAGTTTGAGAAGAAGTTCAAACTATCCAAGAACGATAGTATTGAAACCCGTGCCCTCCTGAAAAAGTTGGAAGATAATACTTTTGATGAAGATGTTACGCAACTCGTCGGACAATTGACCGATAATGAAAAAGATAGAGAAAAGCAAGAAAGAAAATGTGCTAAACTAACTACACAGTTAGAAACCATTTCCGAGAGGATAAAAGAAATCGATGGACTTTTCGCATCTGCCCCTGTTGAACTTATTAATATTGGAAAAGAGACAACAAGACTTGCGGCAGCAGGGCAAGAAAAGTCTGACTACAATCTCAAAGCAGCCCAAACCAAAAACCAAAAGAAAGATGTTTTGGAGCAAGCGAAAGTCCTCAAAGGACTGTTAGACAAAACAGACGTTTCAGCACTCAAAGAAAAGATTACAGAGTGCGAAGGCATCCAAAAAGAACTTACCAGTTTAGAAGCAGATATAAATCTGCGGGAAACTCAAAGAGAGAACTACGAGAAGAAGGTTAGTATTCTCGGAGAAGTTCCTTGTGGGGCCGAGTTCTCCCATTGTAAATTTATCAAGGATGCCTATGAGTCCAAATCTTTGCTGGATGACTGCCGCCGAAGTCTTATGGTTCTTCGTCGTCGTCACAACCAGTTGACAACCAAACTGGAAGGTATGGATGTAGAGACACTGGAGGCCGAGCGGAAACTCTACAACGACAGAGACAAGGAATACGCTGACCTCTCTACCGAGGCAACCAACCTTGACCTATCTTTGGCGAAGATAAAAAATAAACTTCACCTCCTCACCAACGAGATGGCAAGCATCAAGACCAAGATTGAGGTTTATGAACTCAATAAGGAAGCAATTGAGAACCGAGAGGAACTCATCAAAGAACAGGATGACCTCAAAGAGAAGTCCATCAAAATGGAAAGCGACATTGCCATCTGTGAAACCAAGGTACTTGACCTTGTAAAATCACACGGTGGTATTGAAACCCAGATTGCAAACATTAAAGAGAAGCAACAAGAACTTGAAGACCTACGGACTGAGTACGCTGCCTACGATTTGTTTATGCGCTGCACCCACCCTAATGGCATCAGTTATGATGTTGTGAAACGCATGCTCCCTCTCATCAATGAGGAAATCAGCACGGTGCTGGCCAATGTCACCGACTTTGGTGTTTTCTTTGAGGCAGAAAAGAATAAACTAGACATCTTCATCAAGCATCCAAAGTACGAAGCACGACCTTTAGAGATGGCTTCTGGAGCAGAGAAGACGCTCGCAGCAATTGCCATTCGCATTGCCCTAACCAACGTCTCAACCCTACCAAAATCAGACATTATGATTATGGATGAGCCGGGCACAGCACTGGACGCCGAAAACCTTGAGGGCTTCATGCGAGTGATGGAAATGATTAAGGGCTACTACAAGACTGTGCTTTTGATTACTCACTTGGATAGTCTCAAAGATATTGCCGATATGACTATTGACATTGAACGTCAGGAAGGATATGCTTTTGTATCACAATAATGTATTTGATAGACAGATAATAACTATTGATGTGGAGTTGGGCTCGGAGGAGGGTCTTCCTAAAACCGCAGGTGAAGATAATGTGTGTGATCTACCAGGCATATGTTATAGAACTTTATATATTTCTTTGATAGAGGGCGTTAGAGATGCACTACTAGTAAAACACCCTCAAAACTTGTATTACCCTCGTTACCAAGATTCGTTGAGGTACTTTTCTTCTTGGGATCACACTAAGGGTGGAAGATATAGCGAAAAGTTAATAAAATCTGGAATTATATCAGAAAATCAACCGAAAGGTGACAGAGAGTTATTTAGGTCACTTCCCTCTTGTTCTGTTATGACAGAAGTTGGTATTGACGAGGGGGGTACCGCTCGTAATTACATTCTTCCCATTGTTAACCCATCGAGACTATATCTTATTGACCCCTGGGATTTGTCGGAGGACATTGTTGCGCTTTGGCCTCAGTCGAAAGAAAACAGAGAAAAAGTCACTAAGATGTTTTCAGGCGATGAGAGGGTTAAAATAGTCCAAGATTATTCAACCTCTGCTGCGGAAAAGTTTAAGGATCATTATTTTGATTGTGTATTTTCTGATTGGGCTTTGGATTACAGTGACGCCAAGAAAGAATTTATATACTGGCTTCCAAAGGTAAAAAAAGGTGGTTATATTGCTGGTGACACATTTAATTTAGAGTCTCACCACTGGTCGGGTGCATTCGGTGCTATCTTAGAGTTTTTGCTAAAATATGTCGTGGTGCGCCCTGACCTCTTAGATAAAGAGGAAAAAAGAAAAATTGTTTTTATAGAAAATTTCAAGAAACAAATGATGCTTGATGGCCTTAGGGGTGACGAATATAGTATACACACCAAGAACCATCCATTTTCTGACGTTGTGGTCCAGATATCTAATGATCGGCAACTCGTTTATCAGATAAAGCCTGGAATGGAGACTTTAAAGGCCATTGCAGGGTCAAAGTGGTTTAAATATTTTCCTAGCCCAAGAGACCGAGGTGGTTCTTATAGAATTGAGGTAGGTGACTGGGTAGAAGGGCTAGACATCGAAGAAATAAAAAAAGATCTACGATGATAAGTAGCCTTTGGCAGTGGATGAACAACAATATGTACAAGACAGTTTTTGTCTTGACGTTCGTCTCAGACTTTTGGGCTAACTGGTATTCATATGCTATTGTTCACGACTGGATTATATTACAGGCCTTCCTGGGCGCAGCACTTCCATTTATTAATTTACCAGGCGTTCTATTCTTTATAGACCATAAGGACTTAGGTGTGCGGTTGAAACTTTGTGGTATCGCCTCACTTGGAATGGTGTTTGGTTCAACTATGATGTTATTAATGATTCGGGCAGGCTGGGGAGTTGGTGTAGATGCAATCCCCTAAGATCCTGATCAGTTCTTGTGTGTATGGAAACGATGTAAGGTGGAATGGTAGTAACCGCCGACATCAACACATTCATGACTGGGCAGCCGAACACGGCTATGAACTCGTACCTATCTGCCCAGAACACGAACTCTTTGGGACGCCCCGCTCCACCATTAGATTGCGAGCGGTTGATGGCGAAGTCAAGGCATTTGCGGGCAAGAAAGAAGTATATTCAGAACTCCGAGAGAAGAGTCAGGAAATCGCCGAACTCCATAGTGACGTTGTAGGTTTTATTGGTATTAGCCGCTCGCCAACCTGCGGTCTTTCAACTGGCGTCAAGGACTACGGTAAGACTATTAAGGCTCCGATGCACCAGGCCGTTGACTGTCCTAGCACAGAGATTAGTTCTATGAACACGGAAAGTAACCGCCAGATTTTTCTGGAAAGGATACAAAGATATGAGAGCAGGTGATCTTGTTAGATTTAGAGAAATTTTAGAACACGGTGTTGGTCTTCATCGCCCAACTGTTTACTCTGAGTGGAGGGTTGGCCTACTTAAACAATACAATACCTGGGAAAAAATAGCAACTATTATTTATGAGGGGAGAGAAATTCGAGTAAGGGCTAGTCTCACCCAGATACATAAACGTGCTAAATCGTCTTAAGCTCACTATTTATTGTATCGGCCCTGGAGACCTTAAAGTTGAAAATAAAAAAAACAATCTTAATTGAAGCTGTTAAAAAAGTCATCAAAGAACAAGACATAGATCCAAAGCAGTTTCCGTTAAAGCTTTCTCAGGTGGCTCAAAACCCTGACGATGCAAAACAGGATGTGACCAAGGGACTTAGTGACGAAGACGAATTGGATGATGTCATCAAAGTTAAACCAAATTCAATGTATAAAGTTTCGGACCTGAAACCATCCCAAAAAAGTATGAATATTGGAAAAGCGATGGGAATGGCCTTGTCTATGATCTTAGGAAAGATGAAGACCGGCGGCGACCTCGGCGCTTTCATTAGTAATGACCGTCACATCATGGACGGACATCACAGATGGGTCGCCACAACTATGGTAAACCCCAGCGCTAAAGTTGGAGGATATGCTGTAGATTTTCCAGGTACAGACCTAATCAGAATCCTTAATGCCATCACCGTTGGTAAGTTGGGGATCACTAAAGGCAAAGAGGGTACCGGTGGGTTCGATCAGTTCAAAGAAGGCCCAATTAGACAAGAGTTGACAAACCTGGCGCAAAAGGGTAACAAGTTCTTTAAACCAGAAGAAGTTATTGAAGCCCTTAAAAAGTTTACTGGAGAGGAAGGGAACGCCGCTATCGAAGCCGCTGTGAAAAAATTTACTAAACACTTAGGCGCTGTAAAATTTGTGGTCCCACAAGGAGCCCCAGATAGAGTTGACATGCCAGTTATTGACCCAGATAAAGTCCCTGGTGCTGATAAAATGACTGCTAAAGCACTATCAAGGGGCGAAGTTGACTGGAACAAACCACAAGCACCATTTGCCATTTTACCAAAGGATAAATAACAAAATGAAGATTACTAAAGAATATTTGCAAAAAGTTATTAAAGAAGAGGTAGACAACCTTTTACAAGAAGAGGAAAAAGTTACCTCTGACGTCGCTACAGCTAAAAAGAAGCTAGACACACTTCCACAGCTTAGAAGGCTTTTGGCCAAAGTTGATAGAAGAGTTGAGGCTCTAGAGATGCTAGACGTTTTTCTCAGCATGATGAGTGATAAGTTAGACCCGAAAGAGATTAAGCGTGTTCTTCAGATGAAGATACAAAAGATGTAACTTATTATAAAGTAAACTACTTATATCTACAGAGGAGGTGCTGTGGATATGCAACAAAAGATAGATAAATGGCTAGGCAAATGGGCTTCACGAAAATTAATAGTGTGGGGAACTTCAACGGTTTTTCTTGCGGTTGGTTCCGTTACTAGTAGTGATTGGGTCGCTGTGTCTTTAGCTTACATTGGATTACAAGGTGCTGCTGATATCGCAGCAACCTGGAAACACGGGAAATGAAACGAGTATGGTACTGGTTTAAATCAAGCTGGTGGAAGCTTGTATTAGGGTTTGTTGTTTTAGCAAGCTTACTCATTTACTTTTATCGCTTGCTGAAGCCAGCAGACGATAAATTAGAATATTTGGAAATAATAAAAACAGAAGCAACTGTGGCCTTAAAGGAAGCAGAGTTGCGTGGTAGACTTGAAAAAGATAAGATTGGAGCGATCAAGGTAGTCTTTAAAAGTCGTCTAGAAGATACTAAAAAAATAGATGACCGAGAGGAACGATTGAAAGCTTTGGTTAGACTTCACAAGGAATTAGACATCTAAGGAGAAATAAAATGGTAGATATTCCTACACTTGACATTGAGGACTATGATCCTGATTTAAACGAAGAAGAAGAGTCCGTTGAGGATAAGTCCGGCGGCGCTCTAACTTATGCTATTGTCGGTGCCGGTCAAGGTGGCGGACGAATGGCAAAGGCTTTTTATGATATGGGCTATACAAAAACTGTAGCAGTTAATACGGCTCGTTCAGATCTAAATGGACTAGATTTACCTGATAGTCAAAAGTTTTTGGTTGACGAACACGGTGAGCAAGGTGCGGGCAAAGATCAAGCTAAGGCCGAGGCAGCCATTGAACGTAAGGAACAAGAGGTCTTTAATAAGTTCCGTGAAGTATTTGGCAGCAACGTTGATCGCATTTTGATCTGTCTTGGTGTATCTGGTGGCTCAGGCGGTGGTACAGTTAATACCCTTATTAAGGTCGCCAAAAAGTATTTCACCTACATCGGCGTTGAGAACGTTGACGAGCGTGTTGGTGTGATTGCTTCCCTTCCAACTGCCGGTGAGTCGGCTTCCCCAACGGTGGCCAAGAACGCTCACACTCGCATTAACCAACTTTGCGGGCTCGCAGAAAAAGGAAAGATTGCCCCACTGATTATGGTGGACAACGAGAAGATTAAAAGATTGTACCCCAAACTCACAGTCAAGAAGTTCTGGACTACAATTAACAACACAGTCGCTGGCCTGTTCCACGTCTTCAACGTTCTGGCGAATCAAGACTCAGAGTATACAACCTTTGACGCTACTGACTACGATAGTATTATGAAACAATCTGGTTGTATGATTATGGGCGTTACAAGTGTTAAAGACGTTGATAGTGAAACTGCTATCTCGACTGCTCTTAAGAAGAACTTAGAAAAAACACTTCTTGCTGAGGGTTTTGACTTGACAACTGCTACAGGTGCTGCTTGTATTGTTGTCGGCGGCGAAACAATCTTCGAGGAGACCGTTGGTCTGATGGATAGCATTGAGTTTGGTTTCGATACTTTGGCCGCACTAACAGGTGGAGCAATTATTCACCGTGGTATTTATGAGGATTCAAACAGAGATAAACTTGTTACTTATACCCTGGTGAGTGGACTGAAGCGACCAGCTAAACGAATCGAGGGACTGAAGAAGTTCCTGAAGTAATATGAAAAAAGTAGTTGCACTTATACTGCTCTTTTCGCTTAACGCCGCTGCGGCAGAGGTCACGAAGTTCGAGCCTCGCCCAGCGGCTGTTGAGCAAGAGGGCAGCACATATGTTGGAATTCTGTTGAGCGAAGAAGATTTTCGCAAAATACTGGAAAAGAAAATTGACACCAACGCCAAACTAGCAGAATGCTCAGTAGATAAAAAAGTATGTGACCAAATACAGTTAGGATATAAACACTATATCTCTCAACTGGAGGGACAACTGAAAAAGAATAATTCTTGGTTTAACAGAAATCGGGGAACTTTCGGACTTCTCACTGGTTTGCTGATCGGAACCGGAGTTTCGGTCGGGATTGTACACGCAGTTTACCAAAGATGAATAAAGACTACAACTATATTGCAGCAGTCGAGAAGGCCATCGCTGAAAAATATGGTAAAGATACGGTTCAAGACTTCCGATCTGGATGGGAGCCAGACAAGGAGAGCGCTTACCTAAGTCAACTAGGAGAGAGAAGAAAAAAACTACTCAAGAAGTACAAAAGAAAAAAGACTCACACAGTTGGCGACATAGAGATAAAAACAAAGAGAAAACCATCAACTAGTCAACGCTCATGCCCTGTTTGTAAAACTTATTCATTTTCATCTAGGGACGACCTATATATGAATAGGTTTAAGTGCTGTCAGCAGTGCTATATTGACTATGTGGAATTTAGAGAGGAGCGTTGGAAATCTGGTTGGCGACCTGGCGATGAGGATTGGAAGCCACCACTGTTCAAAAGAATGGGTCGTTTTTTCAGAGCTTACTTTAACAAACTAATTTGGAGAATAAAAACATGGCTACAATTTTAGACGTGATAAAGGGTTTGAGTCAAGCAGCTTCCAATGCCTATGATGGGTATAATATGGATGAAAAAATAGGACTAAAAAGAGAAGAGGGACACCCTATTCTAGATAGTCGTGTAATGGACGGTTTTAAGGTTCGCTTTTCCGCAGACCAATTAATTATTACTTACCATAGTGAAGTTCTTATGAAAGAAGTACACCCCCGAGGTCAATTCGAGAATGAGATCGAAAGAAAGTTTGGCGACATTGTTAAGTACCTTAAGAAAGAATATCGTAAGGTTATGAAGTCAGCAGTCACTCTTAATGAGGTGGATGATGCCGACATCATGGTACAAAGCACATCTAGAGTTAGAAACTTTGTTCAGGCCGTCAAGAGGTACAAGATTGGCGGCGTTGAGGGTGTTGAAAATATAAAGCAACCTTCAAAAGATACCGTTGATGATGGGATTAAGAAATTCTTAGATCTTTTCTCTGACAAGCGACCAAGTAACGACAAGGCACCAAAAAATCCAGATACGCCAGAGGCATAAATGAGCCTCTCAAGAAAAGAGATGATGGCAGAGATTGTCCGCTGTGGCAAAGATCCTGTCTACTTTTCTAACAAGTACGCAAAAATATCCCATCCAATGCATGGGTTGATACCTTTTGATATGTATAACTTTCAGGAAAATGCCCTGAAGGATTTTAAGAAGCATCGTTTTAATATTATATTGAAAGCACGACAGTTGGGCATTTCAACCACGGTTGCCTCTTATGTCGCTTGGCTTATGTTGTTTCATCGGGACAAGAACATATTAGTTGTTGCTACTAAACTAAACACGGCAGCTAACTTAGTTAAAAAATCAAAAGCCATATATAAAAATTTACCAGCGTGGCTGAAAATTGCGGCAATCGCTATTGATAATAGAAACTCTTTCGAGTTAACGAACGGTTCCCAAGTTAAAGCCTCGTCCACGTCTGGCGACGCTGGTCGTTCTGAAGCGTTATCTCTTTTGGTTATTGATGAGGCGGCCATTGTTGAGGGACTTGAAGAAATGTGGGCTGGTTTGTATCCTACACTTTCGACTGGTGGCACCTGTATAGCGCTGAGCACCCCGTATGGTGTTGGAAATTGGTTTCATAAAAACTATACTGAAGCCGAGCTAGGTAAAAATGATTTCAACCCGATTAAGCTACCTTGGGATGTACACCCAGAACGAGACGCAGCTTGGTTTCAAAAAGAAACTAGGAATATGTCCAAGCGTGAAATCGCTCAAGAGCTTGAGTGTAATTTTAACGCTTCCGGTGAGACTGTGGTTCATGGTGATGATCTAAATAGAATTTTAGAAAACGTATCCGACCCAGAGAGAAAAACTGGTTTCGATAGAAATTATTGGATATGGGAGACACCCCAGGATGGAAGAGATTATTTAGCGATTGCTGACGTTGCTAGGGGTGATGGGTCAGACTACAGCGTGTGTCAAATAATAGACATTCAAACTATGAATCAGGTGGCCGAGTACCAAGGAAAAATAACCCCAGATATGTTTGCTCCGTTGCTTTTTAGTATGGCTACAGAATATAACCAGGCTCTTTTGGTGATTGAGAACAATTCCTTGGGTATTGGTGTGTTAAGTAGGCTTGAAGAACTTGACTACTCTAACATATATTATAGCATTCGAGCTACACATGAATATGTTGACCAGGCAACGGCTGAAGCGGTCGGTGGTGTGGCTGGGTTTACGATGTCTATGAAAACTAGGCCGTTAGTGATTGCTAAGTTTGAAGAATTCGTTAGAAACAAACTAATTAATATTAACTCCAAACGCCTGGCTAGCGAAATTAAAACTTTTGTTTGGCACAATGGGAGACCGCAGGCTATGAGGGGGTACAACGACGATCTAGTCATAGCGACCAGTATCGGATGTTGGGTTAGAGATACAGCGTTAACGGTTAATAAGAGGGAAATGGATTATAAAAAAGCGATGATAGGTGGTATATCTATTAGCAACAGCACTTTTGATACTAAGATACCCGGAATGCAGGGTTATAAGCCTAGAAAAGGCCCACAGAGTAGTTTTGAAGGTAATGATGGAAAAAGATATGACCTATCTTGGATTATTAAGGGATAAAAATGGCAGACAACAGTAACCAACACAAAAGTGATCAAAACAATCCTCGCAATCAGCAATCAACTCTATTCAAGAGGTTGACCAGATTGTTTAGTGGACCATTGGTGGACTATAATCAACCCACCGTTACAAGAACAACTGCTCGAACTGTGACAAAGTATAAGTTCACCACAGCAAACGGCAAAGAGTTTAAAAAGAAAGAATACTACAATCCATTTTCTGGACTACAAAGTAAGGTTCTCTTAAACAGAGACAAGCAACTTAGGTACACTGATTTCGATCAGATGGAGTATATGCCAGAAATAGCGTCTGCTCTCGATGTTTATGCCGATGAGATCACTACATCGTCCGAGATAAATCCCTTGGTCCATATTGAGTGCCATAATAGAGAGATTAAAGAGATTATACACACTTTATTATACACGGTTCTAAACGTTGAGTCAAATCTTTTTGGCTGGGCCAGGAGCATGTGTAAATTTGGCGATTATTACTTGTACCTTGACATTGATGATGGACTTGGGGTCACCAATGTCATCCCTCTGCCAGTTCGTGAAGTGGAGAGACTGGAGGGGAAAGACCCCACAAACCCAAATTATGTCCAATATTATTGGTCTGGCGATTCTCAGCCGGGTGTTACATTTGAGAACTGGCAGATAGCACATTTCCGAGTTCTTGGCAATGATAAGTACGTTCCATACGGAACGTCTGTGCTTGAACCATCACGAAGAATATGGCGGCAACTAACTTTGTTGGAAGATGCAATGATGGCTTACAGGATTGTCAGGTCACCAGAGCGTCGAGTTTTTTACATTGATGTTGGAAATATTCCTGCCGAAGATGTTGAGATGTACATTGAACAAGTTAAGACCCAGATGAAGAGAAACCAGATTGTTGACGCTGATACTGGTAGAGTTGATCTTAGGTACAACGCTATGAGTATTGACGAAGATTATTATATTCCGGTTCGAGCAGGTCAATCCTCTCGTATCGAAACTTTGGCTGGCGGCTCTTTTACAGGTGATATTGATGACGTCAATTACCTTAGAGATAAGCTTTTCTCAGCACTTAAAGTTCCGAAAGCTTATTTGGCCCAGTCTGATGCGATGGAAGATAAAACAACTTTAGCACAGAAAGATATTAGATTTGCCAGAACTATTCAGAGGCTTCAGCGAGTAGTGTTGGCTGAATTGGAAAAATTGTGCATCATTCACCTTTTCACGCTTGGGTACCGAAACAGTGACCTGACTAATTTTAAACTAACCTTAAACAACCCCTCTAAAATCGCTGAACTACAAGAGCTTGAGCATTTTAGAACTAAGTTTGAGATCGCTGGTGCGGCGACTGAGGGATATTTCTCCAAAAGGTGGATCTATAAGAACGTCTTCAAACTTGATGATGATGAGGTGGAGCGAATTATGTTTGAACAATTTGGAGATTCTAAACATACAGCCTCAATTGAGTCAGTTGGAACAGCGGCCGGTGAGGCTATGACCGCTGCTGTTGGCACCGACGCTGGTGCTGATGAAGCAGGAGGTGACCTTGGCGGTGAAGACCTTGGTGGTGACCTTGGTGGAGACGAGGCTGGAGGAGACGAACCCGCAGCAGAAGAGCCAGCCGAAGAGGGACCGCTTTTGGCAGAACCAGGGCAAAGAAGCGATAATGGCTACGAACAAGTTAAGATAGATGGTCGTCAAGCAGGAGCAAGACTACGAAGTTATTTGTCTAGCACGGGAGAAAGCGTGGCCTCTAGCTCAGACAGAAACCTATATAAAGGGTGGGCTGGCGAAATGAGACCTCTTTCACGGGGGACAGTTGGAGAGGCACTTGATCGTGAAGAGAGCCTACTTAAAGAGGCTAACAACGATGTGCTTCGTTTAATAGAGGGTTTGGAAAAGAACTATGAGAACTAAACACAACAAGAAAAGAAACACTGCTTTTGTTTTTGAGGCTCTTATAAGGGAGGCAACAAAAGCTATCGTCTCTAATGATACGCAGAGAAAAAACAAAGTTATTTCCATTATAAAAGAACATTTTTCAAACGGCTCAGTTCTAAACAGAGAATTGAAATGCTATAAGGCACTGCTCGAAACAAAAGAGCTAGACAAATATACGGCAGAGAAAATGATATTTCACGCAAGGGCCGAACACGACAAGATTTCTAAAAGTAAGATATTTGAAAAACAAAGCCAACTGATTAAAGATATTAATAAAGAGCTTGGTACGTCTGTGTTTTCAAACTTTGTTCCAAATTATAAAAGCTTTGCGACAGTCAATCAAATTTTTAGTCTTGGAACCTCGCTAAAAAAGCGTGTTATACTTGAAGCCGAAGTCTTAGAGTCTTTATCTTCTAAGACCAAGTTGAAAGAATCAAAATTAGCACCTGTGGATAATTTGGTTGTCAACAGTTTTGTGAATAAATATAATAGCAAATATAAGGAGCTACTACCGGAGCAGCGTGACTTGTTAAACAAGTATATCGTGTCTCTTGGTGATAACTATGCAGACTTTCAACTCTACTTGGTTGAGGAATTGACTCGAATCAAGAACAAGGTGCAAGAATCTCTTAAGCTCCCAGAGGTCCAAGCTGACGCCGAGATGCTGACTAATACTAATATTGTTTTGGAGAGGGTTGACTCTTTTGACGTCACAAATATTTCTGAAAAAGAACTTAAAAAGGTTCTAAAACTTCAAAGCCTAGTAAGAGAGTACGAGTCTGATGACACTGAAGATTAAGATAAACAAGCCAGAGCCGCCTAAACCACCTCAGGCAACGATTGAACTTCAGATACGCAAAACTCTTGGCGGCAATATATTAATCATGGATCACGACAAAATGAACATTGTCGTGTCCCCAAAGGCAAAAACTGTTTCTACAATTCCGAAGATGTATTCGGGCGACAACTCTAACATATACAGCTACCAAAGAGATCTTATGCAATCCTTAGAGGAAGGCGGGGTGGTTAGCCACAATATGATTCAGGGCGGTCTGAAGTTTGGTGTACTGGAAGCGAAGATCGAAGAGGCACCCGAGGGTCTTGATGGGGTGCAAGTAGCCCTGTTGGAGATAGAAAAATTTATCAAGAAAAGTCTGGGAGAGGATATCAAGGCTGCCCAATATGACAAAAATATTGAGGACAGATTCACAGACCCAGACGAATCTGAGACCACAGAACTGGGAGAAATAAAACCAGAAGAGGAGACTCCCTATGGCCGAGCAAGGTCATACGATATTCCATATAGCTTTGTTGGCTATGGGTATCTATACTAACTGAGGTAATCTTGGAACTAATATATTTTATTTTAGCTTGTTATGGTTTAACTCAGATACTGGTATATGCTACCATCTTTGAAAAAATAAGACCAAGCCATCACTTTTTTCACTGTCCTATGTGTATTGGCTTCTGGGTTGGTGTTGTTCTTCTGCTCCTAAACCCTTTTACCGAACTATTTACATTTGATGTAACTTTGATGAACGCTGTTCTGTTAGGGTGGTTATCATCGGGGACGTCTTATGCGTTGTGTATGCTCATATCAGACGGAGGATTTCAATATGAATACCGAGTTAAAGGGGATGTGGACACAAAAGTGGAGACTAAGGCCAGTCGCAAATTGTTGCAGGGGTAGCAGTATCGTGCGGGTAGCGCCCGCATTCCAAGGGAGATAAAAATGACTAAGAAATATGTGCTTCAAGAGTTTATGAATTTAGATTACAGTGACGATCTTCTAACAGAGGAAGAGCGTGAAGGTAATAAGAATGGTATTCATTTAGTTTTGGCCGGAAAGATTCAGGCTGCCGGAAAGAAAAACGGCAATGGTCGTATTTATCCCAAACCTATCTTAGAGCGTGAGATGAAAAATTATACTAAATTAGTTCGTGAAGGTCGAGCTATTGGAGAGTTGGATCACCCAGATAGTTCAGTTGTTGAACTTAAGAATGCTAGCCATCTGGTCACTGAAGTATGGTGGGATGGTGATGATGTAATGGGTAAGCTCAAGATTCTTGATACGCCTGCTGGACAAGTGGCTAAGCAGCTTGTAAAGGGTGGAGTGCAATTAGGAATTTCAAGCCGAGGACTCGGCTCAACACGTCAAGAGGCAGGCACAACCATGGTCGAGGATGATTTCCAACTTCTCTGCTTTGATCTAGTGTCAGAACCAAGCACTAATGGTGCCTTTCTTGTAGCCGAGGGCAAAGAGGTTAAAACACACCTAACAAAGGCAGATCGAATTAATCGTGCCTTGAATGATATACTAGGGGATTAATAATGTCAGCCGGTTTTGGTGCTAGTGGCAGTGGTGGTCAAGGTTTTGCAATTAAGCTTGAGGCCGATGGCGACACAAAGCTAGGAAATAGCGACGGCGACCTACACCAAGTTACGGGCACTCTTCAGTTAAATGAAAATGTATTTTTCTTAGCGAACGGTCGTGTTGGGCTTGGTGATAGCGCTCCAGGCTTCAAATTAACTGTCGGTGGGAGCATGGAAGTCGGTGAGTATATCTACCACAGAGGTGATACCAACACTTTTATTAGGTTTCAAGACGATTCTGTAAACCTTCAGGCTGGCGGCGCTGATTTTATCACACTAACAGAGGCAGCCCAAGACGAAGTTGTTATCAACGAGAACAGCACAGATATTGATTTTCGGGTAGAGAGTAATCAGAACACTCATATGTTCTTTATTGACGGTCAAAATCAACGTGTCGGCATCGGCAACAACTCGCCTCAAAGCGTATTGCACATCATAGATCCTTTTGATTCTGTTTCGGGGCAAGAAAAAGATGTTGTCTTGATTATGAAAAGCAAAAAAGAGGTTGGTATAAAACTGATCGCCGACTCTAGCAACGACAATTCGGCCGGCGAAGATAATAATCCCTTCATAGACTTTTATCAAGATGGTAACGCCGACACTTCAGGAAGATCCCAGCGGCTAGCTTCTATTGGACTGGAGGGTGTTGCGGGCACTACATTTACTGGATCTCTGGATAATGCCTTTTTTATGGATGCGTTTCATCCAAATTCAGGACACTCAAATCGTTCACTTCAACTAGCCAATACTTCTCTCAATGGCGGACACAAAGCTCGCATCACTCTTGAGGGCACAAATGGTTTTGTTGGTATTCATACGAGTACTCCAGGCTCCCCTTTAGAAGTTTCTGGAAACGTTAGACTTCATGGAACGACCACATCTCAATTTTATGTTACAGAGGTAAAAGAACAAGATCTTGGCTCTGGAACAAGCAGCACCTTAACCTTGGCCTCTGGTACCATACTGTTGGACGCAGACTCAATTAACGGCTTTGATATGGGCGGGGGTATGGAGGTTCACGAGCTAGCTTTTCCTAGAGGAAATGATTCTGGAACAAGACTCTCACTAATTGTTAAAACAAATACTAATAGTGTTTTCATTCTGCCTTCAGGACTTATAAGTGGCACTTTTGACAGTCTTAACAATGATGCTGGAGTAACCGCAACTGAATATGTTTGGATTAGCGAGGGCGCACACCAGGCCTGGCACCAAGTTAAATAAGAAAGGAAAGAGATGAAAAAATCGGAACTCAAAAATATTATTAAAGAATGTGTCAAAGAGGTGATCTTTGAAGAAGGTGTTCTCTCTGGCATTATTACTGAGGTGGCGCAAGGTCTTACAGCCTCGCCAGCAGCTAAGCCAATGAACGAACAATCTCGCCAAACTACGAGACATATGACAGAATCTAAAAAGAGAGTGCTTGATGCTATCGGTGGATCTGCCTATGAAGACGTGAAAAAGAAATTTTCAAACCCTCAATTGTTCGAGGGGACCAAACCGATACCGGACTCAGGGAAGGGACCACTAGGTAGTGTGGCCCCAGGGGACCCCGGTGTTGATATAAGTAATATTCCAGGTTTAGGTAACTGGGCAGCAGTTGCCGCATCTAAAACAAGAAAGTAAGAAAATGAGAAAACATAGAAACAACAGATTTCAAAAAAGAATTAGTGGCTGTATCACGGTCACTGCCCAAGAGTGTGGGGATAATAATGAGCGTATGGTTAGAAAGTTCATTAAAAAAGCTAAAAAAGAAGGGATAGTTGATGAGTTCCGTTCCAGAACTCATTTCAAGAAGCCATCCGTTAGAAGGTCAGAGGAAAAGGCTCGAAGGCAAAGAATAATTGATAAGGTCAATAAGGATAGGTCCGAACTACTTAATCCAAGCAGTAAAAGAACTAGCAAACGTTCTAGGAGGAGAAAATAATGGGTAGAAACGCTAATTGGGGAACTCCAGGGGTTAACAACGTTGGGTCTTATCAGATGGCTGGCCTGCCGTACCTGTCTGGATCGGAAAATCTTGATTCTGGTGAAGAGGATCGCCACACATTTGACCCAATCGCAAAAGCTGTCACGGTGTTTAATCACGGACACCAACATATAAGAATTGCTTTTGCCGCTACTGGGGCGATGAACACTCCTGCGACAAGCCATCACTTTATTACTTTGTCCGGCACCTCCGCCGAAGCTGGACTCAGTGGTAGCACATCAATTACCCTGAATGGTAGAATGAAAGACGTGTACATTTCAAACCCAGCGGCACTCGCAACACGCTATGAAATATACGCCGAAATCACAAACATTGCCTCTGGTGAAATGTTGACACCAACTGGCTCCGGCGTTTCAGACTGATATTACACATAGAAAAAAGGCCTATTTGTGTTTGTCATAACTATTTATTTTTGATTAACTCTCTTTGAAGGGGAACCACCTATGTCTAATTCTATGCTAGAGCAAGCTATTATTGATGCATCTCAGTTGCGTGAAGCCGCACTAAAAAGTGCCGAAAATGCAGTCATTGAAAAATACTCAACCGAGGTTGAGCAAGCAATGCAACAAATATTGGAGCAAGAAGACGACGATTTGGGACTTGGGCTTGACGATGAAATGGGAGACTCTGGCGAAGAAGAGACTGACCTTGATATTCCAATGGCTCACGATCCCGGTGTTGAAGATGATGATGTAGTTGTTGTTGATTTGGATCAAATTATCGCAGCCGCTGAGTCTGAAGACGACCCAGAAGAAACAGACTTTGAACTTGATCGCCAAGAAATTGCAGATGAAGTTGGTCTGGACGTTAGTATTGAAGATGGCGTCGAGCCTGGCAACAGAGATGATGAAATTGAGGTTGACGAGTCTGACCTTGTAGATTTGTTTAAAGAGATTTTAACTGTTGACATACCTGAAGAAGACCAAGCGATGGTCGCAGAGTATGACGAAGAAGAAGTTGCCGAAGAAGAGGAAGAGGCCGGAGTTAACGTTGCCTCTCCTGCTGCTGACGGCGTAGCAAAGGAAGATCTTGAGAGTTTGGAGTATAAGTCGGATAGACTTGAGATGAAGAACGAAGAACTCACTAAAGAAAATAAAGATCTAAAGAATTTATTGATAAAAGTTAAGAATCGTTTAGAAGAGGTTAATCTCTCTAACGCTAGGTTGTTGTATACCAATCGTGTACTACAGGACTCCTCCCTGAATGAGCAGCAAAAAAATAAAATTGTTGAGATGGTCACTGAGGCACAGTCGGTTAAAGAAGCAGAGTTGATTTTTGAGGCTCTTCAAAAGACAATGGCGGGCACTAGCTCTAAGAGCGCCCCACAATCGTTGTCTGAAGCTGTATCGAGAAAATCATCAGTTATTCTAAGCGGAAGACGTGAGTCTGAAACATCCGATGGTAATAGTAATCCGGTTTTAAAACGCTGGTCTACTCTAGCTGGTATATACAACAAATAAAACAGATTTATTAAGGAGAAAAAAAATGTCTGTAATTGATACTTTGACTGAAGGAATCAAACGACGTTCGCTCGCCCATGAAGGTGAAGCTCTACTTGATAAGTGGGCCAAGACTGGTCTTCTGGAGGGTCTCGACGACAACGGTCGCTCGAATATGGCTCGTCTTCTAGAAAACCAAGCTGCTCAACTTCTCAAAGAGCAAACCACCATGAACGCTGGTGATGTCGAAGGATTTGCTTCCGTTGCATTCCCAATTGTACGCCGTGTATTCGGTGGGTTGTTAGCACAGGACCTCGTTTCCGTGCAACCGATGAGCCTCCCAAGTGGACTCATCTTCTTCATGGACTTCGTGTATAGTCCTGATAGCGCTATGGGTGCTGTTGATGGTAGTGGTAGTGTCCACCGCCTCGGACGCACTGGTGGTGACTCGATTTACGGTCAAGGCCGTGTCGCTAACCAAATTATGAGTGGTGCAAACCTTGTCGATCAAGCTGGCGAAAGCACGTTTTATAACCTCGGCAACGGATATTCGAGCCCAACAGGCTCGATCACAGGTATTACCATTATCTCGTCGGGTACGTTCGGTGCGAACGAGTCGTCTGATGATGTTAAGACCCTTCGTCGTGACCCTGATCTTATTTCGGGTACTTCGACTTACGTTATTGGTGAAATTAGTGTCACCAATGCTGATGGTATGAACCTTGACAACCTTTCGGCTCTTGTCGTCTCGGGTGTTAACGGTGCTGGTGATCTTGCTGCTAATGCTGCCGCAGGCACTGGTTATCATGCTCGTCGCTTGAACCAGTTCTCAGGAAGCTCAAGAGATAAGGTCCTCCTCGTCGGTGTTAGCCGTTTGGGTGGACAGTCCGCTGTTGCTCTCTCGCACTCGTTCGCAGGTGACGCAACCACCGCTGGTGGTGCTGCTGAGGTCGGTAAGGTGTTCTTCCCGATCACGGACGAATTTGTCGCCGCAGGTGATCCTTTCGGTGCCCTTAAGGGTGCTAATGGTAACCAAGGCTGGGGACTTGAAGGAAATCAGCAGATCCCAGAGATCGACATCAAGGTGGACAGCACCGCTGTCACCGCAGTCACCAAGAAGCTCAAGGCTAAATGGAGCCCCGAGCTTGCTCAGGACTTGAATGCTTATCACAACCTCGACGCTGAAGTTGAGTTGACAAGCATCCTTTCCGAGCAGATCGCTCTTGAAATCGATCAAGAGATCCTTTCGGATCTTGTCGCTGGTGCAACGGCCGGTAAGCTTTACTGGAGCCGTCGCCCTGGTAAGTTCCTTGATCGTGAAACTGGTGCAGATATCTCGAACAGCTTGGCTCCGACCTTTACGGGTACCGTGAGTGAGTGGTACGAGACCTTGCTTGAGACCATTAATGATCTCAGCGCTCGTATGCACCGTAAGACCCTTCGTGGTGGCGCAAACTTCATCGTTTGCTCGCCGGAAGTGGCCAGCCTTCTTGAGTTCACCGCTGGATTCAAGGCAAGCGTCACGCCTGAGGATGATCAGGGTTCGTGGGGTGCCGTCAATGTCGGTTCATTGAGCCGCAAGATGGACATCTACGTTGATCCGTACTTCCTGCGCAACGTGATTCTTGTTGGACGTAAGGGTAATAGCTTCCTTGAAAGTGGCTATGTGTATGCTCCTTATGTTCCGCTGCAAGTCACGCCGACCATTTTTGGTACAGAAGATTTCGTGCCCCGTAAGGGTGTCATGACTCGCTATGCCAAGAAAATGGTGCGTCCTGACTACTACGGTCTAGTTGTTTGTTACGATCTTAATGGCTAATTAACCTTAAGGTTGAATAACAACGCAGAGAACCTCGTCCTTGTGGCGAGGTTTTTTGTTTTTATATGGTAAGTAAAACTACTTATAAAGACCGAGTGTCTTAAAATTACAAATGAGGATTAATTAATGCCTGTAAACTTACAGCCAACTAGTCAAACGAGCGCTTTAGTTCTGCCCTCAACTGGTACCTACTCTGATGTAGCTGACGCCCTAGCTTATGGCATATACAGCGACGATGATAATTTTCTCAGTGGAGCGATGGAGCAGGTAACATATGTTTACCATAAGCTTGGTGGTAATGTTCTTGATATAGAGATGCAGCCAGATAATGTTTACAACGCTTATGAAGAAGCTTGTTTGGAATATTCTTACATCGTTAACACACACCAGGCCAAAAACGTTTTGTCTGATATGCTAGGTAATACCACAGGAACATTCAATCATGATGGTGAATTAAGTGGAACGTATCAAACTAAAGCAAACTTAAAGTTTCCAAGATTCCAACTTGGTTATGCAACCCATATTGGTAGAGGTGTAGGTGTCCACGTCGGTCTCGGAGCAACACAAACGATCTATTCAGCATCTTTTACAGCTTCTAGAGATGTTCAAGACTACGACCTTCAAGCTGTTATATACAGCGCATCGCTAGAATCTGGCGAACCTTTCTATAATAAGGTTGGTTCTGGATCTGTACAAATTCAGCAAGTATATTATAAAACACCAAGGGCTGCCTGGCGGTTTTTTGGTGGATACAGTGTTGGCACAATTGGAAATCTTTCAACTTATGGCATGTACGCCGATGACTCTAATTTTCAAATAGTCCCCTCTTGGCAGAACACCCTGCAAGCTTACGCTTACGAGGAAGATATGAAAGTTAGAGCATCACATTATTCGTTCCAGATTAACAACAATAAACTTAGGATATACCCAACGCCAGATGGCACTAATCCTGACAGGTTTTGGGTAAGATTCAGGGTATCTCAAGATGCGTTTGATGAAGAGGCCGATAGGACATACGGTGCTGATGGTGTTAACAACATGAACGCACTCCCGTTCCCTAATGTTCCATACAAAAACATCAACAGTATTGGCAAGCAGTGGATCAGACGCTTTGCTCTTGCGCTTTGCAAAGAGATATTAGGGCAAGTTAGGTCAAAACTAGGATCTATTCCGATTCCCGGTAATGACGTAACTCTAAACGGGTCCGCACTTATAAGTGAGGGCAAGGAAGAGCAAACCACCCTGAGGGAGGAACTTAAAACAGTTCTTGATGAAATGGTCTATGGTAAACTTGCCGAGGGTGATGCTGCAATGCAAGATAGCATTAACAATGTTTTCAAAACCATTCCACACGGCATTTACGTTGGGTGATTAAATGACAAGTCAGAAAAATAAATGGACTCAACCCACATCTCCGCCACCGCCTCTTTTTGTCGGTAAGGCCGAAAGAAACTTCGTTAAACAGATTAACGATGAAATCGTTGAGAAGATTGTTGGACAGCGTGTATTATATTATCCGATAGACATTGAAAGATCTAATTTCCATCCTTTGTATGGGGAGTCAATAAAGAAAACGTTCCTACCGCCAGTTCACGTCTATGCTTTAGTGGAGTATGTCGGGTCCGATAGAGTTCAACAAAAATATGGTTTTGATAACCTGTATAATATAAATGTTCATACACACAAGCGTCGCCTTGTTGAGGACCAAGATTTATTTGCTCGCCTGGGTGATTTCCTACAGTATGATGATATGCTGTTTGAGATCGTTGATTTATTTGAACCAAGATATATTTTTGGACAGGATAGCGCTTTTACAAATGATGAAACTTCTATGGAAGTGACGTTGGTCGGTAAGCAGGCCAGAAGAGGACTTTTCAATGCCGATTAGAACCCCATTAAATGTTCAACCTAGTTCTTCGTATTCTCTTGCCCCTTCGAGCATAGAAGATATAGACTTTGCTGTATACAAATATGTGGACGAGAGATTAAATATTTCTGTCGATACAAATGAAGGCTGGCAAAAGGTTCCAGTAATTTACTCTCTGCCAGAGCGAGCTTACCAGATAAAGAACAATCCAGACCTTAGACCAAACGGTAGAACGTTAAAATACCCACTAATCTCCATACACAAAGTTTCAGCCGTTCAGAACCCAGCTAACAAGGGTATTTATGGAGTCAACATCCCACCCTTTTTTGATTACTATGATCGAGGTGGGGCCATACCAATTACCCGTGTTGTAGAGCAAGAGTCAACAGCAAAGTTTGCGAATGCTAACGCTATAAGAAAATCTGATGGCGGACAAAATATAAATAGACAGACATTTCCAGGGGTAAACAAAAACGTTGTGTATGAGACCCTTTTCATTCCTTTCCCGACTTTTGTCGAGATGACATACACGATAGATATTGTCACAGAATACCAGACTCAGATGAATCAGATATTATCAAAGTTTCACACACATACGGGTGACCCTAGTGTTTTCTCTGTCGAGCACGAAAACAATAGCTACGAGGCTTTCTTGGATTCAAACTACAATATAAATTTTAAGGCCGATGGACTCGATGTAACTGAAAGAATTTTTACAGCAGCACTGAGCTTAAAAGTTTTAGGATACCTTGTGGGCGATAAGGATAATCAAAACACTCCCATCAAGGTTAAACGCCAAAGTGCAGCCAAAGTTAGGTTTTCGAGAGAAAGATCAATGCTGGACGAAGAACCAGATTTTAACGCAAACAGAAAAGATAAGTACAGACCATAAACTCAAAGGAGTTTAGAAGTTTGTCTTACTATTTATTATTAGCAAACCTACATTAAGGTTACTTTTATATTTGTTAGCTAATGAGGAGAACAAAGAAAAATGGCGGATAATCCCACAAGAAAGTTTAAGTTTATTTCTCCAGGCGTATTTGTTGATGAGATAGACAACAGCCAACTGCCTGCCACTCCGGCATCAGTTGGACCATTGGTTATTGGTAGAGCACGCAAAGGTCCAGCAATGGAACCAGTTACAGTGGATTCGTTCTCTGAGTTTGTAGACCTTTTTGGCGCACCACAGCCCGGTAACGAAACCGGCGATATTTCAAGATATGGTAACACAATGGGGCCGACTTATGGTCCTTATGCTGCCCAAGCTTGGTTGAGAAATTCCTCGCCAATCACGTTCATGAGAACAGTTGGTGTTGAAGACCCCAACAAGACTTCAGGTGGCGAAGCAGGCTGGAAAGCCGGTACTCTTGACGATACACCTGCAAATGGTGGTGCTTTCGGACTCTTTTTGTGGCCGTCGGGGGTTCTTAACCAAAGTAATGCCGCAGACAACAACCAGGGCGCAGTAGTGACTGGTGCTTTGGCTGCTGTGTTTTACTGCACAGGCGGTCGTGTTATGCTCTCTGGTACGAGAGCCGACGCCGAGATCACAGCTTCGGTTAGCGAACTGTATAAGACAAACACTAACGGCGATATTGATCTTTTGATCACCAAAGATGGTACTTTTGCTTCAAGAGAGAGAGTTACTGTTAGTTTGAACAAAGATAAAAACAACTTCATCCGCAAGGTGTTGAATACTAATCCTACGGTGACTAATACAGCCATTACTCGTAGATCAACAGCAACGGCTAGCCAAGGTGGAGCTTTCTGGCTTGGTGAAACATATGAACAAAGCCTTTTCCCAAGATCACAGGCAACAATAGGTGAGTTGGTGGCTTCGAGTACTCTCGGAAACGCCGCAGTTACCACTGCTACCGCTTGGGCAGCTATTTTGCCTTTGCGCAACCAGGAAACTGTGTCAGAAGATCATAACGACTTCCAGTTTGGTGCGCAGAAGTCCACAACAGGATTTTACTTCTGTCAGGCACTGAGTCATCCGACGGATACAACGACCACTTCGTCGTATGACGCCTTGGCTCAGCAAAAGCTTTTCCGCTTTGAGTCTCTTACTCCTGGTGACTGGGTGCAGAACACAGTTAAGATCTCGATTGAAAAGATTAAGGCACCAAGAGGTGACTTTGAGAAATACGGAACATTTAGCGTCGTAGTTAGAGACCTGATGGACAGCGATAATAAGCCAATTATACTTGAGCGGTATGATAACTGTGATTTAGATCCTGCATCTCCTAACTATCTCGCTAAAAAGATCGGTGATAAGTTCGTTGAGTACGACACAACGGAAAAAAGAAATAGAATGTACGGACAGTACCCAAATAGGTCGAAATTCATTCGTGTAGAGATGGACGATGATGTTGATGCTGGTGTTACTGACCCACAAATGCTGCCATTTGGTGTCTTTGGCCCGCTGACATATCGATCTGTGTCGATTATTAGCGGCTCTGGCGGACTTGTTTCCGTCTCGGGCACAGGTAATGGAGTAATTGGTACCAACGGGCTTAGTGCTTCTAGAGGCGCAGTTGCCAGTATGGTTGACGGTGGACAAGCCGCCAGATTTGGTACAATTGGTGGCTTCTCTGGTGCTGTAGGCACTGACGCCACACCAGGTATTCTTGGTGGATTAGGCGGACAGCAAGGTCTAACGGCCTCCTGCGTGTTCCCGTCTGTGCCTTTGCGTAAGCAGGACAGTTGGGGCTCGCCAAAGAACCTTGAATACACATACTGGGGAGCTTGGACCGGCAATAATTCAAGAGATGTTAAATTTAATCAAAGCATCCTTGATATGCTTAAGCCAAGAGTGAATGGACTTCAGTCCAACCCTGCTAGCACGGATCACGACTTGAAAGAAAGTCCGAATCAGGACCGTGCGTCGCAAGATCCTTTGGTTATCTCTTGGCACTTCTCTTTGGATGAGTTGTCGGGCACTGCCGCTGAAGGGTTTGAGTATGTTTCTGGGGCAATTAAGCAAACCAACACTGCTATGAGTTTCACAAGGCTCAATGCTTCATACTCTTCGGCGCTTAACGCTGGATTGGATCGATTCACTACGGTTCTCCACGGTGGCTTTGAAGGATTTGATGTTACAGAGAAAGATCCTTTCCGTAACACCGCATTTAGCACGGCCACGGATGAGAAGGCATCGTATCAGTTGCACACTCTGCGCAGAGCAATCAATATTGTCTCTGATCCTGAGGACGCACAATACAATGTTATCACATTGCCTGGTATTATCCAGAACAATGTGACCGAACATCTTCTTGATACGGTTGAAGAGCGTGCTGACGCATTAGCGATTATCGATGTTGATAACATCTATACTCCATCGACCGAGAATACTGAAAGCGTCTCCGCAAGAAACGCAGCAACAGTGACTCAGGCTGTCGATGCTCTTAAAGATAGAAATCTTAACAACAGTTACGGTGCAGCATACGCTCCTTGGCTACGCATTAGAGACTCGATCTCCCAAAGAACTCTTTGGGTGCCGCCATCGGTTGCTGCATTGGGTGTGCTTTCTACAACTGACAACAGGCAAGGGCCTTGGTTCGCACCTGCTGGGTTTACCAGGGGTGGACTGACTGAGGGTGCTGCTGGAATTCCAGTCCTTGATGTTTCGAGAAAGTATACGCAAGATCAACGTGATGATCTTTACGAAGCAAATATCAACCCGATTGCCAAGTTCCCTGCTGAAGGTATTGTCATCTTTGGACAAAAGACACTCCAGCAAACCCGCTCGGCTCTTGATCGCATCAACGTCCGCCGTTTGATGATCTACTTGAAGAGAGAAATTTCATTCATCGCTTCAAGGCTCTTGTTTGATCCTAACGTCCAAACGACTTGGAACAAATTCAAAGCTGACGCAACAAGTGTCTTGGATGATGTGAAAGCAAGATTTGGTATTGAAGAGTTTAGACTTGTTCTAGACGAAACAACAACGACACCGGACTTAGTTGACCAAAATATCATCTACGCTAAGTTGCTTGTCAAGCCAACTCGTGCTGTTGAGTTCTTTGCTATCGACTTCGTGGTTACTAACAGCGGAGCGAGTTTTGAGGACTAAAAAATAAGTTTCACAACTAGATATTATAAGGGAGAATATTGAAAAATGGCAATCGAATGGGCAAAAGCTACAGTTGATCCGAAAAGACGGTTTAGGTACAAGTTTAGGTTAGGTGGTGATGGAACCACCGTTCTTCAAGAATACTTTGTCAAAACGGCAACAATGCCAAAAGCTAATATTAGCACTATTGAACACAGTTATTTTGACTATAACCTTAAGTTCCCAGGGCGCTTGACTTGGGACCCCATCAGTGTGACGCTCGTGGCCCCCTCCTCAGGACCTGACGATCCAACAGATGTTCTCTATAATTTGATTCGCAAAGCCGGCTATGTTTTCCCAAATGAGCCTCAAGCTCGGACAAGCTCTCTTAGCAAGAATGGATTTGGCAAACCCGGTCGCATGCCTAATCCATCAATCGAACTGCTTGATGGCAACGGAAAAACAATTGAAAAATGGAATCTTAAAAACGCATTCTTAACAAGTGTGGATTATGGTGGTAGTCTAGACTATACTTCGGATGAAATGCTCGAACTGACCATTGAAGTTGCTTTTGACTGGGCAGAGAGAGAAATAGGCTTCCCAGGCGTTGCTACATCGCCCAAGCCAGAATAATCATCTAGCAGTTACAAAAGAAAGGTTTTAACATATGAGCAGAAATGAAGGACGCTTCCAAGCAGCCGAGGGTATCCCAACTCCAGAGGACGAGGGAACTTCGGCTGTTGCTGCATCTGCGCCAGCAGCACAATTTAATTGGGCAGTGCCCACAGAGTTTGTAGAGTTGCCAAGTAAGGGTAAATTCTATCCACCTGGCCATCCTCTACATAATGCTGAAACAGTCGAGATTAAGTTCATGACCGCCAAAGAAGAGGATATCCTCACTGATCGGTCGCTTCTTAAAAAGGGCATCGCCGTTGATCGTGTCTTGAAGAACTTAATTGTGGACAAAAAGATTAATCTTGACGACTTACTAGTTGGCGATAAAAACGCTATACTTGTAACGGCTCGCACGACAGGATATGGCTCGGATTATATCACAAGAGTAACTTGCCCAGCATGTGGCGAGACTTCAGAGCATGAGTTTGACTTAGAAGAACTAGGGCACAATGACTTTGAAGCTGGCATTGAAGAGGAAGACGTAGAGTTTACTGAGAACAATACATTTAGACTAACACTTCCGATGTCAAAAGTGACGGTCGAGTGCCGTATGCTTAACGGTAAGGATGAGGCTGTTGTCACAAAAAATGCTATGCGAAAGGACCGTACAAACCAAGCATCAAATACTCTGACTACACAGTTAGCATTGATGATTGTCTCGGTTAATGGTAATGATGATCCGATCACAAAACTACAGTTTATTAGCTCGATGCCTGCCAGGGATTCTAGACACATTAGGAACGTAATGGGTAGGATTACTCCCGATGTTGATATGACATCAACGTTTGAGTGTACCAACTGTGGACATACGGCGGCCCTGGAGGTGCCGCTTACTGCCGACTTTTTTTGGCCTAAGTGACGAATACGCTGAATCAATCTACGAAGAATTCTTTAATCTAAAGTATTATGGTGGTTGGAGCTTTTTTGAGGCTTACAATCTTCCTATTATTTTGCGAAGATGGTTTATTAAAAGGTTGGTAGATCAAAAAGAAAGAGAAGCGAAACAACACGAAGATGCTATGAGAAAGGCTAAATCTCGCAGTCGCTAAATATCATTAAAATAGTTGTTTGCAACCTACTTACTAAGCAAACGTCTATATTGCTGAGGTATACCTGTGCTTAATGAAGATCAACTGAAAGATATGGTATTTGATTTGGGTGCTGCCCGTAAGGGCGAACTGAATGAAAACATACTTCACGTTTTCGCAGCTTGGATAGAGTATTTGCTCTCCAAGATGTATAAAGGAAGACGCATCCCTGTTAAGGTGCGGGGCAACCGTATTGAAGTCACAAGATTTACCGATGCGTTGGTAAACGAAAAAAGATATATGGACTATATCAAGAAATACGGTCTGGATGATCCAATGACCTACAAGCAAAAATCTAAGCTTGATGTTGCTATAAAGAGATTCGAGCGAGAGGCAAAGATTAACTGGCCTATCAAGAATCCGTAGGAGCTTTAAATGGCAAACGGTGACGATCCAGAAGAAATTAAAAAACGATCTGAAGCTACAGAAGAAAATACTGAAGCAGTTAAAGAGAATACTGATGCCCTAAGGGATCAGGCCGATGCTGCTGAAGCGGCTGCTGCTACTCAAGAAGCACTAGCTAAGGCGGGCAAAGTTTCCCGTAGACAGTTTCAGGAAATTGTTGATGTCCTAAGAGATCAGCTTGCAGCGTTTGAAAACGTTAACGCAGAGACAGCAGAATATACAGGACTTACAAGGTCCTTAGTCTCCTCACAAAACGAGTTAGTCAAAGCTCAGGCTGAAGGCAACACAGTTTTAGCTAAGACCTTAGAGATTCAGATCAAGCAAATCGAGGAACGCCGAGAAGAACTCCTCGCCCAAGACCCTCTCGCCAAAAAGATATCCGGTGCTGTTAGGACCACAGCCGAGAATCTTGTTGAGCAAAACGCAAAGCTACTAGACAACACTGGCCGCCTTGCCAAGCGTAGCTTCCTCTTAACGAGGATGACCTCAGACGAGGAGCTTGCTGGTCTAGCTATTAACTCGCTGACGTCGGCTTTGTCGGCTGCTGGTGCAGAAGCGCTTAATTTTAGTCAGGGTGGCTTCGCAATGATCGGCTCATTTACTAAAATGGGCTTAACTTTCCAGCAACAAGCTGTTGATTTGCAGCGCAACACGGGACTTTCTGAAAGAGCCGTTCAGATGCAGTCAAACCTAGTGTCAGCGAACGCTTCTTTGGGTATATCAACAGAGGAAGCTGCTAAAGCCATAACAGCACTTAGCACAGGGTTTTCCGGATTTATCGCTATGGACGACGCTGCGCAACAGCAGTTGGCAGACACAGTTCTAACGATGGAGCGACTAGGTGTAGCGAGTGAAGCTTCCGCCAAAGCTGTAGATATTTTAAATCGTTCAATGGGTATGCAGGGTGATGCCATAAATCAGTCGCTTGAGGGTTTTGACCAGCTAGCTCAAAAGCTTCGACTTCCGACTGGCCAAGTCGTTGAGGACTTTGGCAAACTTGGTCCCAAATTAGCAAGATTTGGCAAGGCTGGTGTTGCTGAGTTTGAAAAGCTAGCAACTAAAGCCAGAGAGATTGGAATTGGTGTTGAAGAAGCCTTTGCTATTGGTGAGGCTTTTGATACTTTTGAGGGTGCGTCTGACTTAGCTGGGAAACTAAACGCTCAATTAGGGCTACAAATAAACTCTGTTGAAATGCTTGGCAAAACTCACGCAGAGAGAGTCGCACTGTTGCAACAAGAGTTCAAACAGTCTGGGCAAAACTTTGAACAGATGGACCGGCGTCAAAAACAAGCAGTAGCGGAAATGATGGGTGTTGATGTTGATATGGCAGCCAAGATTTTTGGTGATCCAATCAAGTATCAACAATATCAAAAGGATCAAGAGGAGGCTGCGAAGCGTGCCGAAAGATTAACAGCCATCCAGCAAAAATTAGCGGTTCTTGGTGATAGGCTGATACAAGCGTTTGGTCCGTTCTTTAGCTTTTTGGCAGGAATTGCTGATATTTTAACTGCGGGTCCAATGCCGATGCTCATAGCTGGGTTTACCACAATTATTGGGCTTGTGATGACTTTTGCTAAGGTCTCATCGGCTCTAATCGCTGTCGAAAAGATAGGGGCAGTACAACAAAACGCTTTAGTTGGGCTACAAAAAACAAGAAATGCCCTCTTCGCTGTCGGTAACGGACTTAAATCTGCTGGAATCGCTTTATCAAATAAAGAAAATGCAGCAGCCGCAATATCAAACACGAGGAAAAAAGTAGGCAACGGATTATCGGCCGTAGCGTCCTTCTTCAGATCAAAAGAGGTTGGTGAAACATCAGCACTTATCCCGCTAAAGACTAAAGATGCAGTTGCGACCGATCTACAAACAAAAGCAAAGACAAGAGGCTCCATAGCGACCGCCATTATGGGTCAAGTCGCTGCTGTCAGTGCGCCTCAGATGCTTGCACTCGGTGGTGCCATAGCTCTAGTGGGCTTAGGTATTGGCCTTGCGGCTTTTGGAATGTCATACTTTGTAAAAGCATTTGAGAATATGTCAGCAGGACAGATCTTGGCTGTATCAGTTGCACTACTTGCCTTTGGAGCGGCCTTAATTGGCTTTACGCTTGTTATAGGTAAGTTGATGTTGACTGGACTTCTGCCAGCCACTGTTGGCGGCTTAGCATCACTCGGAGCGGCAGCCGTTGGAATTGGCCTAGGAATGGGTGTTGCGTCAATCGGTCTTGGGATGTTTGTTGAGAAAATGCAAATGATACGACCCGAGGTCATTCTGGCCTCTGCTGCTGCTTTGGGTATTATGGCAGGATCTATTTATTTACTTAGTTTGTCACTGAATACGCTTATGCTTTCGCTTATGGGTATAGCGTTAGCCTTGTCGAACCCATTTGGCGCAGCGGGACTCGGCGTCGCAGCCGCAGTTCTCGGCACCGCCCTTGCAGCTATTGGCGCTGGTGCTTTGATATTGACATTGGGCAGAGGTGGGCTCGAAGCTCTGCAAGACACAATTGAAGTAGGTACTAAGGTCAGCGCAGAGGGTATCCAAAATTTCACACAAATATCTAGAAGGATTGTTGATGTGGGTGTTGCCTCTACAACGGCCAACGTGCCAGCACTTAACGCTATGGCAGACGCTATGACTGGCGGCGGCGGTGACGGACAAGAAAAAACAATTGAACTCAAAGTAAATGACAGAATATTGGGTGAGGTTGTAGTTAATATAATGAACGAACGTTTTGACTTGACCCCGAGGTAGGACAATGACTGTATTTAAGCCAACAGACCTTAAGAAGGGAATCAATACCGCAGGTCAGTCTCTGACCGGCGAACAAGACCTTTTTAATAAAGGCTTTAACCTAGAGATTGAGCACCTGCCAACCGGGTATAAAGTACAGTTCCCAGCTTTCTTAGAAAATTTTAGTGATGCCTACACACAGACTTGGAATGCTGAAGACGTTTATGGCAGAATGGACCCAATAGCTATTTATCAAAATACTAGAAGAGCTATAGCGATGTCTTGGAACGTCCCGGCTAGCTCATTTGAGCAGGCCAAAGCAAATATGGACCTTATGAACATTTTGACGACATTTATGTATCCATCCTACCAACAGCAAGGAAACAAAAACCAAGGGGCAGTTCTGAATATGTCTCCACTTGTTAGAGTTAAGTTTGTGAACTTGATACATAACGCAAAGGACCAAGACAAAGGGCTTTTAGGATATCTTAATGGTATCACTGTTGACGTTAAGAGTGAGGATGGCATGTTTATGAATAGTCCTACCACAGCTTCGCCACAAAACGCAGCGGTTTATCCAAAGACAATAGCTTTAAATTTTGAACTGAATGTTTTGCACGAACATTCAATGGGGTGGACAACAAACAAAGAAGGCAAAGACTCTGTATTGCGTGATTCTAAAAATGGTTACCCATACAAGACTGATTCGCCGCTCCCTTCAACAAGTCAGCCAGGCGAAGCCAGAGTTATTACAAATAGAAATAATAATTCGAGCGACCCTAAGCCGGCTGGTGGTAATATAACACAGTCTGGCGGGGGTAATTAATATGGCATTTACTAGATATGGAAACCGATCCATAATAATAAATGACAACGACTCGTATAAAGATACTTTTTTTGACAAAAGGGACATACAGAAATTAGTCCAATATGATACCGCTAGGTTTTATTATCCTACCACCCAGGAAAGGATTGATATGGCCACGACACCAATTATATGGGACTCAAGTGCTAGACTTTACAATTTAGCAAATGAATACTATGGGGACCCAAGACTGTGGTGGCTGATTGCCTGGTTTAATCAAAAGCCGACTGAGGCTCACTATAAGGTTGGAGAAATAGTTTATATCCCAACCGACATACTTGAGGTGTTGAACTTTTTTGATCGATCTAACGGAGATTTGTAATGTCCGAAGAAGATAAGAAGAAAAAAGGTGAAGAGACCTCTGACCAGAAAGTCCGAAGAGCCCAGACAAATGCCCAGGCCTTCTTGATAGGTGCCTACGATAAAATACAAGATAAAATAAGAGGATCGTCCTTTCGGAATATTCTTGCGCATACTCCAGCCTATGGCAAACAAGAGTCTAATCTTGGGCTTATTTCTAAAATGGTCAATCCTCCTGAAATACAATCATTCATAGAGGCGACCCCGGCTATGTTGAGCGCCCTAGTTCCTCGACTGGAATTCTTTCATGTTTCCCAGGGAGAGAAAGGAAAAACGATTGAGACTCCCTTTGTTTTTAGTGACCACACATCTGGAGATCGGGTTAAGGCACTAGCAAAGAAGCTAACTCTCACTAAAGCTGACTCAGACGCCAAAACAATTTTGGATGCTACCACTGCGGGTTCACAGGTTGGTATAAAAGAGTTTACTTGGATGTTCGACAACAAGCATGAGGGCGATAAAACACTCAAGGCCTCCGTGTCATTAAACTTTGCAAATGCTCAAGAGCTTTTATCGCAACAGTTTTTAAAATTTATATTTAATAGAAACACTCCAGAGGAACTGGTGGAGGCTGCCCCATCAAAGGTAGAGTCGTATCAGAAAATAATCGCACGTTTTGAAGTTATGGGGTTCAAGGCTCTTAATACGGTTAAGAACAGGAAGCTAGAGGACGAGAAAAAAGAGTTTTCACAACTAAAAATAAAAGTTGGCTGGTCAATGCCACAAAGAATATCTGAAGATCTGTTCTTCGCCGGCGAGGGCACCAGGGGCGACCGCCTTGCAAAGCTTAAGGATTTCAAGGCCGCCGTTGCGGCAACCCAAAAAACAATTCTTCTCAATTTTACTAAGTATAAACTTGAGTTTGGACAACAGGGGCAGGTCTCGTTGACAATTGATTATGTCGGATCGCTTGACAGTCTTTTATCTGACCCAGAAACAGCAGATGTATTTGAAAGGATTCAGGAAAAACCTGAAGCTTCATCGGTGGTCATCCCAAGATCTCCGGAGGTTGTAGCTGGTTCGTGGTATAACCTTGATAACAAGGTTGGTGATCCTAAGTTTACAGACACTGCCTTTGGGTTCAGTAAAGAGGGGGCCACAAAAGGCGTCGGCAAGTTTGGATCGAAGACTGGGATATCTGGTTTCGTTGCGAGGGAACTCCATAAAAAGCCGATCCATATTGATTATCTTGACGTGGCAGGATTTACAACTAACTTAGCTGCACTTACTTATGAGGAGCGAACTCTTCAAGCGGCTAGAAAATGGCTGCTTGAAGCAAATGACGACAAAAATGGCAAATATAATGACCAGATAAAGGCGATGGAGGATGGCATAGCTTGTGTCAGGTCTGTTAGAATGGTGGTCGATGCGCAACTTAATACTTTAAAACACGCAGGCTTTATGCAAGATCTTCTAACCTCTGGTAAGTTAAGGTATGCAATTGCCAGAACAGCCGTGCTTGATAGTTCTGAGCCCGCCGATGCCCTCGCTGCCTCGAACTCGGGCAAAATTGCCATAACAATTGGGAAGTTTAAACAAGGCTCAAAAGATTTAACCGACGTGCAGTCTAGAGCACTGGCTACGTTTGGTGATGAAATGACCGAGCAACGTAAAAACGCCGCCGGACTAGAATCAGATGAGGATCGGTCAACTGCTCTCGATCCCAGAGACTCTTCTAAAGATAATAACAGTAAGCAAACCAAGATAGTTTTCTTTACTGTCGGAGACTTGGTTGACCTCATTAATACCGCAGACAAGAAGGGTAGAAGGCATAACCTATTGGAGGTTACTGATTCTAGAATATTATTAGGGTCCTTTAGTCCTGCCTCGATAGGATTATCAACAGACCAAAGTAAAAACTATTCGATAGCAGATATACCAATAAACCTTGAATGGTTTGGGCAATGGTTCATAGAAAACTACACGGGAGGTAATCCCCCTCCGACGAGAATTAGCGTCAGGTCCTTTCTCAACAAGCTGTTGTCTAGTTTGGTAGCGCCCCTCATCAACTCTGCTCTTGAAACACCAAACAGAAAGGTCTCAATAAATTTTTCTATGGCAACGATATCATATCCCAGGGTTCAGAACACTGATTTGATGGCTTTAAGTGCTCGCTCTGGGGGTACTAGGGGTAGGATAAGCAGGCCACACATTGCAACTGCTACTCAAGCTGCTACCTCTAACTTTGCGATGTCAACCGCCACGGAGACTAGAACGTTTTTAGTTGTGTTCGCCACAGTTAAGGATAAGGGTAAATTGACAGGAGATCCAGCTAAAGATATTCAGAACGGAATATTTCATGTTGCGCTAGGTAGTGACAGGGGTATTGTTAAAAGTTTTACTTTCTCTGAGAAAAAAATGCCCCAACTTAGAGCCATGCACATCGAGAATAATAATCAGGGCTCTGCTTTAATTTTGCCACAAGATGTTGAACTCACCATGGTCGGTAACACTTTCTTCAGAAACGGCAGTTTGATATATGTTGATGCTGGGTTTGCCCTTGGCAATGAAATCGCAAAGAAACTAGGTATTGGTGGTTATTATATGGTCGTTAAGTCTGAAAATACGATCAACCCCTCTACCTTTGAAACTAGGTTAACTTGTATGTTTATGCAGAGACCGGGGGAAAAATAAATGGCACAACCACCCAAGCCAACTATCGCTGAAGAACCATATCTTTTTTCATTTGCGAACGCAGATTCAAACGCAGCCAGGGCGCTTGTGCAAAGAGAAAAATATAGAGATTCGGTGATCCCTCTTATTGGCCCTCAAGCAAGGTTCAATTTCTGGGGCGAGGACTATTTTTTTGGAAGGATAAATAATGTAGGCAACGCCAGTATTGTAAACGAAACTTACCTAAAACCACTCCGGCACACAGACTCAGAGGAGCCACTGTTTGCAATTAACTTTGTCGCTGATGCTTGGAGAGATTTAGTTGACAAAATAAAGCAATTGGTAGATGATGGTATAATGGAGCCTACAGGACCCTATGCTAATCTTGCGGCTAAAAAAGCATTTAGAAGCGTTACATCACAATACCACACCTATATGACTGATACAGTTTTTCCATTGTTCTCTAATCTTTATCTTGGCACGTTTCCAAACGAGAATGACAGAATAGTAGACGTCAACTCTTTCCTTAAGGTATTTACTAATTTTGTTGAAGTGTATACTAAATCTACTGGGCCGATAACCATTTCGGGATTTGTGGAAAGTTTTTATTGCTCGCCTTTGAACAGTGGCTTAGTGATTAGCACTAGTGAAGATGATCACAATGGAGATTTTGCAAAGTCTGAAAAATACTTTTTAGATGCTAATTTTGATTTAGTGTCCTCCTTGGCCACACAGTATGGCTTTGGTATTGACCAAAATGCCCCGTGGCGATTCGTTGCCGACTTACGGTCAAGGGCTATGAGAGAATACATGATTGGTGTTCCCATTGAGGATTTTGACTTAAACAACGAGAACAATGAGGATGACTGTGGTAATCCAATAGTTAGGGCTGACTTTCCCTCAATCGATCCTTACGGTTACTCACAGCTACCAGGGTATCAGGACATCCAAAGACGTGCTGTTGGTTACAATGAATTTGAAGACTTACGAAACGCTGAAACGGCCGAGGAAATATTCACTAAATTTTATTCTACTGCTCACGTTGAGTGTTGGCGCACCGACATGGATATTGTAAAGATTTATTTTTTAGACTTTTATAATGCGCTTGTTGATCGCCAGCCAGTATTAAGTATTTTGAAGCCTGATACGACAGGCATATGCCTTAAGGCTCGCAGTGAACTTGTTCGCAGACAAGTGATGACATTTGAAGAATTTAAAGCCAATGGCTCGTTTGGCGACAAGTGGAATTTAAAATGCTATTATCTCCTTAGAAGAACCGAAAGAAAACACGGTCACTCCCTTAAGGAGGTAAGAAATAACATTAAGGATGTCATAAGCGTTTATAATTTTGTCGATGGAAATACTGACAGAAAGTATTTGTTAGCGTTGAAGTACCTACAACAGGATGTTATTAAGCCTGTTACGACTAGGACCTTAACAATTAATACGGTAGGCGATATAAATAAGTATTGACGAAAGGTCAAGATGATATTTCAAACTTTAGATGATAAGTCTGAGTGCGTCGGCATATATTGCGACGACAAATTAGTGTTCGACCCAGATAAGTTCCCTGACGATCTAACAGCGACTTGGAAATATTGTACATATCTTCATCACCTGGGTGACATTGAATATGCTAACTTGTATCTACAGGGGTTACCGGTCGAGGATGTTATACCAGAATATCTTCAGGACGATTGGGATGATGTGTCTAACAAGATAAGGGCTTTTCACAGATCCTTGGCCATTTCTAAGGTTGACCAAACAGAGAACTGTTTTTTTGATTTGGTGCCAGAGCGACACCTAATGGACTTTTGTCGAGTCAAGAATGATATTACTAAGTTCATCATCAAGAATCATGACCGACCAAAGCGTTATAACTTTCTTCTAAAAGTTTGTCAAATGCTAGAGGAGATATCAAATAGAAGACTCAATATAAATCATCGAAAACTTAAATCATTTGAGAAAGCTCTTAACAGGGATTTTGGCAGGAATCAATATATCTCTTACAATCAGTTTGGCACAGTGACCGGCCGACTAACAACAAACAAGAAGTCTTTTCCGATGCTAACAATTAGAAAAGATATGAGATCCGTTATTGAACCTGTAAACGATAGGTTTCTGGAGTTCGATTTTAATGGTGCTGAGGCTAGGGTGTTACTAGGAATGCTCGACAAGCAGCAGCCTAGTGTTGATGTTCACGACTTTCATAAAGACAAAGTATTTGATAATAGCCTAACTAGAGAACAGAGCAAGTCGGCTTTTTTTGCGTGGCTCTATGGAGCTAAGAAAATCAACCAAAGCACTGAGGGACAAAAGCTTAAAACTTTTTACGACAAGGACAGTGTGGTTAACAAATACTGGGATGGTGATTGTGTTAGAACCCCACTAGGCAAAGTTATCCCAAACGTTGACCGACACCACGCCTTGAATTACATTGTGCAATCGACCACAGCCGAATTAACTCTATTGCAGGCTTTAAAGATCAATAACTTGCTTCAGACCCAAGCCAAAGAATCCTTCATTGCTTGTTTGATACACGACTCCATTGTTATTGATCTGTCCAATAAGGATGAGCATTTAGTGGGTAAAATAAAAGCACTTATGGAGTCAACAAAATTTGGAACTTTCGGGGTAAATATTAGTGTGGGAAAAAATCTAGGAGGCCTTAAGAAAATTGAGTATTGAAATAGACAAAGATAGTTTATCAGACATCGTTACCGATGGCACTCCCGATATCTATACGGTTATTGGGCTCGGCAAGTTTGGTTGCGGCATTGCAGATCAGTTTAAGCAATATCCAGAATATAAAGTCTTTCGTATAAGTTCTGATCTGTCAGTTAAGAATAGCTTATATATTCAGCCTGAGGCAGACATTGAGAAATACGAAAAGAATTTTGATGTTGTTGAATCTCGTCTGTTTTGCAAGAGATTTAAAAAAGACTCACAGATCATTTTTGTTTTAGAGGGCGGCGATCCTATCACAGGTGTAACTCTAAGCTTACTGGAGAATCTGAACCACACTAATATTACGATAGTCTACATAAAGCCGGATAAGGATGTTAGTTCTGTAGTTCAAAAGCGGGACGACAGAATTGTTTATAATGTTCTACAAGAGTACACCCGAAGCGGACTTTTTGGTAGAATGCTTATTATAGAAAAGTCTCGTGTTGAGGAGATGATCGGCGATGTCCCGATATCTGAGTATGAGCGCAGTATCCACCACTTCATATCGTACATACCCGCAATGATTAACTATTTTGAAAACACTGGCTCAATATTAGAGACTAAGATGAAACCATTGGAGATTTCTAGGCTAGGGACCTATGGGTTGGCCTCTTTGGATAAAAATATAGACATCAAGTTTCTTTACCCAATCGAGGATGAGAAGAGCGCACACTTTTACTTTGGTATACCTGATGATATGCTGGCCACAGACAACAAACTGATGCAAAAAATAAAGGCACAAGTAAAAAGGTTTAGCAAAGAGGGGGTTGATACAGGTTACTCTGTTCATTCAACAGAGTTGGATGGGGTAATAGTTTTGTGCGCCTTCTATTCTGCGAAGATTCAGGACTAAAATACGAGAAAGACTTTTTTTCAGGCTATTTACTTTACTTGAATTGAAGGAATATTTGGCTTGAACAGAGAAACAAAGAGGGGCGTCTTATTGGCGTCCTTTGTACCAACAAACGATGAAGATAGGATCTTGGCTGAAGTCGAGCACATAGCTGCCACCGTCGATCTTACAAACAACTTAATTTTTCTGCTGGGAATCCCAGAGGACCCAGATAGAAAAATAATAACTTATAACGCTTATCTGGAAAGGGGCAAGCCGCTTAATAGCAGGTTGTTCACCATGCGGGTGCATAGAAAGAAAAACTCCAACACCCTATACACTATCAACGCCTTGAATAAAGCCGTGGCCTTAGAACACGACGGTCAAACTGGCAGGCACCTAAAACTAAATTGGGACAACTATAGAAACTCAATTATGCTCTTAACAGACCAAGAACTCAAAGTGTATAATGTCGAAGTGATCAAGATTTATAAGATTGAAACAGAAGAATAGGGGTATTTGATGTTATACCGTTGGTATACTATGGCCATAGTTGTGGCTTATTATCCAATTTACTTGACCATCTTGAGCGTAGATAAAATTAAACAAAAACTTGACATAGAATAAAACTCGTGTATAGTTATATACAGAAAGCAAGTGGCTGTGCGGTGCTTGCGATCTTGACTGCCTTCGGGAGTCACAACAACCTTGCTTATTAAA